ACGAGAGAGTCCATGATCGCGCTGTTATTTCTGTAACCAGCAGCAGTTGCAGCCTCAGCTACCTCAGTGCGTAGGCTCTCCAACCGAGTCACGGCTGCTAGTTGAGCTGGTGTCAGGGAGGAACGTGGCTGGCTAAGGATTTTGGTGAGGGTAGCATGAACATATTCCTCAAGCAGGACGTTGGATAGTCCGCGACCGTTGTGCCCATCTAAGTTCAGGACGACTTCTAGACTTCCATCTGTCATGGTAGTCTGCATCCCAGCGAATGGCAGGTTCGCGCTAATGATTGTGAACTTCACATCACGTACCAATTCCACGTTCTCTAGGATCAGATTTGCAACTAACTTATGTGCAGTTGTCCCTGTCTCGGCGATCTTTTGTAGTGCGCTTACGACACTATTTACATCCCCAGATACTAAGCCTAGTCTTTCGGCTTCGGCTTGGTTAGCGGCCCTAGCAATCTTACGGTTTGCCTCCGAAATGCGGGAGCGGGATAATAGTTTTTTGGTGACGTTCCTAGAAACCGTGTTGTGATCTTTGTTCTGCTTAGGTGTGCCTGTTCGTCCTACACCATAACCACCGCTTAACATGCTATGGAGGACGGGGTTTGTCTCCTCAAGCTTAGCCATTATAGTATTTACCCTTACACTATTCGGGTTTTGTTCTAGTAAGATACTTACTTGAGAGTAGATGTCCTTGGTGCTCATCCCAGCTACAAGATCGGCCACCTGTTGGTTACCATTTGAGAATTGCACGGCCAACTCAACGAGCACATTCCTAACTTCAGGAGTCTCTGGATCCAATAAGATACGCTGAACCAAAGCATCGTCCTGATCAATAGCATCATTTAATTCATCACGATTTAAGGGTTCAGTGCTCACGGACTCGAGGCTTGTGTCGGGTGCAGAGGCGGCGGGGACATCCCCTTCTGTGTATTGTGAGCTCTCCGCGTCCCGTTGGAGCTCTAATTTTACCCTATCTTTCTGCTGTTTCCTGAAGTTGTCCGTTGCTAATGACGCGATGAACTTCATGGGGGGCATCGTATTTTCCCTGAGATTAGGGTGGTTCACAACTTCCTTCAGGACAAACTTCGCGGCACGCTCCGAGAAGCTTCTTCCCGACGAGGTGGCCATCTCGGCTAACTGTTTTGTGCTCTCAGCAGTGGGGAGGCCATCGAGTCTAGTCTGAGAAATAAAAGCTTTAATGAGCTTGCTCCTATTGGTGGCTGTGTTGTTTTTGAGCACATACTCACCAGTAGGTTTGCCCGTAGGACCAACTGCAACTTTACCATCTTTCCCCAGTTTTAGGGTGAGGAGCGATTTAATCGCCTTAGAATCGAGCATATTCTTGCGGGCCACATATGCATTGGCTACGAGAATAGTCTCCGCCACAAACCGCTGCGCTCCAGCATCAAAGTAATCACCTCGGAGGGGCGCCACTCCTTTGGGGTTCATTAGTTTTTCAAGGCTACCCACAACAGAACCCTCAGCATTCGCCGACGTTCCGTTTTGGATAAAGGTTGTGACATTATTAATGAAGTCACCGACAGTAAACACTTCGCCTTCTTCGACCGCCTCCGTTGTGCCATTAGCTTGAGGAGCTTCGGCTAGCTCCAAAGGAGTGTCATAGAAACGCCGCTCAAATAAACCAGCGGCGGACCCCTTAGACAGCACGATGCTGTGGTTCGCTTGTGTAGAAATTACCTTGTCTGGATCTCCCCCATCCTGAAGCAGACCCTCATTATTATTGTTTACAGAGACTACACGGAGGACACGGCGTGTGTCTGGGTCCATGAGGATAGACGGGTTGACTGTAATGCCCTCAGGGACGATTACAACCTTACCTGCTTTGAGGTATTCCGCTGTAAGCACTGGGTCATTGTCAAATACGCCGCGCCCACTAGCATCTAGGAATCCTTTGACCTTAGCTCCCTTTGGGCTGGACATCTTTTTGGTGTGCGGGTTGTAATGAACCTGCTTGCGACCCTCAAACACGTCCCCACCTTCTGGTTTTGTGAGTGGTGTGACAGGGTATGTCGCATAAATCTGACGGGCTGCCTCAGTGGAAACTGTTTGGTAATACCCCTTCGGTTTGCGGGTTACCTTAAAGCCAGACTTAGTCTTGCTGGTAACACGAGAAGGGAATCCCGAGGCAACCAGTGCCTCAAACGCGACCTCATCTTCTGGGGTGTTGACAAACGAGGGACCTTCGGCAGTTGCTTGAGCCACCTCAGCTTGACCAGCTGACATGGGGATGTCCTGATCTTCCTCGCTCTCGACGACACGACCCTCTTTGTCAATATCCAAGAGCATCTGCTCTTGGACTTCCACTAGGTCTACTCCCTGTTCCGCTGCGGCATCAACCTGCTCAGGCGTTACAGGGGCTAGAGTGTCAAGATTAGCTCCACGGATGGTGCGTTCGTCATCAAGTTCAAGCTCCTCCATAACTGCCTGTTCCTCTTCTGGGCTAAGGGTCTCAGTAATGGTGGTCGTATCGATCACAGCTTTTCCTTCCAACGCCTGCTTCTCTGCCTGCTCTTGCCGATCCTCCTCGAGTGCGGCAGCAACAGATTCAGGACTCGTGGCCTCGTCCATGTTTGTGCTTGTATCAACAGCTACAGACTGCAAAGGAATCTTACCAGACCACTCGTTAGTTTCAGGGTTACGGACTCCAATGATATAGTTCTGCTCATCGACCGTGTAGTCAGCCTCGGTTCCTCGCATAGCTTCGGCATCTGCCGTATCTTGGTCTAGCCTACCTACAATAAATCCTTCGTCATTTTCTGCGAGAATATCCGCCATGACCTGACGCCTCTCTGGCTCAGCTAACTCGGGCTCTACGACCTCAGGCATACCAATAATTTCATCCCCATCTTTGGTTAGCGTGCCTGCTTGTATGGCTTCTAAGATCCTCAGCTGTCTGACAGTTCCTGTTATGTCAAAAGTATCTAGTTCTTCAAATAGCGCCTGCTGTTCAGGTGTTAGTTCATCCTTAAATACATCATCAATCTGCTCCTGCTGCTCCACGGTGAGCCCAGCAGAATCTGCTTCAGGGTTCTGGAACACACTTTGCGATGGCATGGTTTTAACCATCTTAGAATTATGCTCATACTTATTCCCTACCGTCTGTGGGTTTGGTTCCACAGGGCTGGTGTCAGGCTCGACGGGTGCAGCCGTAGCCGCAGGTTGAGCAGCACCAGATTGACCTACCACATTATTTACGAGGGTCTCCAGCTCAGCAATCCTAGCCTCCACCTCGTTTGCTCTTTCTTGCTGTTCACTATCTAGGAAAGTTTGTTCTTCCCCAGCTGCTTGTAGAGAAGCGCGCTCCTCTTTCAGCTTGTTGAGTTCCTCCACCTGCCCCTTCAAAGGAGTGGGTGTGAATGGGGCTGGGGCTGTTGTTCCCTCGGCTGTTGTCTCTGGCGCGGCAGCACTATCTTCTGGCACGAAGTTAGGGTCGAGGGCCGCAGTGAGCTCGGCGCGTTGTTCTGCGGCTTTAGCTCCTCTAGCCTTGCCTGTAAGAATACCACGAACTACCTCAGCAGACACCCTAGACCCCGTGTTTTCTAGCTCGCTAGTCACGGATGTTACAAAGGTTTCTTCCAGACGACGCTGCTCAATCTTAGACTGCTCGCGTGTGCTAAGTCGGTTACCAAGCTTTTGATATGCGCCCATACCACTACCAATGATACCACCAGTCAGGGCGGCACGATAAACAGACTCGAGGCGAGCCATGCCATCGGTGTTCTGGTCTGTGTAGTAATCACTAATGTAGGAATTTACAAATTCATCGAGTCCCTCCTCAAGTGCTTCAGATGTAAAACCATCAAAAGCTTCCATGACGATGTTCTTTTGCCCTGCAAATTTACCAACACCCTTGGTCATGTCTTTTTGAATCTTGCCGACCACATGACCCCACACTTTTTCCGCATCCTTAGAACCTAACTTGGCTGCTCCTTTGCCGCCGAGGCTCTGCATAACACCCACCGCTTCGCGCTTAGTCATTCCTTTAATGAATGCATCCTCAATACCACCCCTACCGATGGACCTGAAGCCCTTCATAATTGCAATAGTTGAGAATCCAGATACTAACCCAGATCCTAAAGACCTATCATGCTTCTCTTCGTGAGACATGTCAGGATTCATCTGCGTGAGTGTATCGTATGTCGCAGCATAGTTAGCACCCGCAGACCTAGAGAAAGCTGGGATATTGATCGCGGCTTCTTGCGTCCACTTATTGGAAGCGATCTTAGCAAACGAATCAATGGCTCCCATGGCACCTTTCTTGATCTCAGCTGTGGCTGGCTCGAGAATATAACCATCTTTGACTAGTCTATTGAGAGCTTTCTCTGAAGACTCTTCTACGCCCTCGACCACCAATTTTTTAAATGGCGAGTTGAGGGTCATGCTCTTAACAATACCCTTAGTCACATTCTTAGCGCTAAGCTTAGCTCCCTGTTTAGCCGCGAGAAACATCACACCACCAGCGCCAGTAGTCGCGGTTAGTGCAGCACTCACCGCCATGTCCGCGAAGACAGGCCCAATAGTTTCAAAAACATCCTGACCAATACCAAACTCAACACCAAACAAGCGAGCCCGCTCTCGGCGTGCTGCATTCTCTCGGCTGGCCTCAATGAGACTTTCTCTCGCCCACTCATTACCAGCCATTGCTAATGGGGCGGTGACCATCGAAACAAAACCCTGCCCCCATGCTGCGCCAACACCACGAGCCCGTGCTTCTAGCTCGCTGTAGTTCTCTGGGTCCGATAGAAATTCTTCTAAGACTATGTGATCTTTTTTGCCGTTCGCACGACCCTCCTGTAAAGTACCTAACCATTCCTCAGCATTAGCTCCCTTGCTTAAGAGCTCGTTAGCAGAGTCAAAGTTCTGTGCGGACATTGCTTCGCGGTTAGTGCGGAGCTGCTCCTTGTCAGACTCAGTAAGATCTGTGTTTGCAGCTAGTGACTGCTCGAACTTCGCCACATTGGATACTAGAGAACGATGCATCTGGGCTGGACCATATCCATACTTCTTGATGTTTAGGCCCATTTTAGTTGGGTCGTCCTGTAGCTTAAACTTCCCACTACCCAGTAACGCATCCCCCGCACGTTGGGTTAGCACGGTCTGGAACTCATCAAGCTCCATGTCCATGTTAGCTAGGGTTGGATCTACGGCACTGACCGTGGTGTAGATGGCTAGGGTTTGATCATCGAGGAGTTTCTTGAGCCGTTCAGTGTTAGCGGCATCATCCTCACCCAGCGATTCATCGTAGGCGTTGTATAACCGAGTAAACTTGTCAAATTGCTGTGTAGCAGTACGTCTTTGGACGACGGAGGCTTCGCCCCTCGATCCACTGTTGATGGATCTAATATATTCTGTCGCCCCCTTGTTACCAGCCATGGCTGCTGGGGCCACCATGGTGGTCGCCGCTATTCTGGCAACATCCGCAGCGGTATTTGCTACCCTTGATGCTACCCTTGAACCAGACTCCAATGGAGCTGGTGCCACATTGTCGGCTTCAAGTATCCCATCAAAGATCGCTCCTATCTCCTGCTTACGCATAATGTCGGCTGTTGTGTGGCGGAAACCTTCGGGTGTTTCTAGTTGCTTTGAGATACTAGCTGCATCCTGCAATGTTACACCATAATCCTTGGAGGAAGCTATAATGTCTTTGACGGACATTCCCTCAGCCCCTTTGCCTACTTGAACATAAGAGGACCCATCATCTTTAAAAATACGAGTTGCTGCTACGCGGCCATCAAGGAGCGCATCTTTTGCGACGCGGTCATAGATACCACTATTAGCATACCCTTCCGCACGCTCTTTCCAAAATGCTAAATCATCCTTAATCTCTTGGTTCTTTGACGTCGTCTCAGGATCAATTGCCATGGAGTTGGCAAAGGCTTTCTGCTTGGCCTTGTAGGTGATGATGTCATCCCATACTTGGTTTGGGTCTGTGCCTTCAGGGAGTGCAGATAAATTATTAGCTGCAATGGCAGCGACAGAAGCGGAACTAGATTCTGAGATAAGCTTAATGCTAGACTCGACACTAAACTCGGGGGTTCCAAACAACTTCTTATTGTTAACTTCGTCACCATCTTCTTCATTAAGTAGCCCCTTCTGAAATGCGGAGTTGTAAACCAACTGACGTAGGTCCTGCTCAAAGCCTACAGTGGCTTGGTCTTTATCAACATACTCCTGACGGACGTAGTCGGCATAACCCTTTAAGTCTTGTAGCTCATCGCCGCTCGCATTCTCTACATTCCAGTCTGTGAAAGATTGGTGGGTAACTTGGGCTGGTTGCTCGTTTGGATCTTCGAGAGCCTCTGGGTTTGTGGCTTCGTTTAAGTGACCCCAAGGTGAAGGGGTTTGTGGTGCGAATGTGTTGACGTCAGACATAGCTGTTTCGTATATGTTGTTTGGATCGGTCTTCAATTAAAGACCAGTTTGGTTTTGTAAGTTGCTGTTACGCGGTGATTGTGATGTGTAGGGTGAACTATATCCACTTGCTTGGCCTTTGATAAATAAACCACGGTCAGCCTCGTAAGCTTTTCTCTTGGTATGGTAATTCTTCTCAACCTCTTCACGAAGTTCATCAGCAGATAGCTTCAGTGCTCTGATCTCAGCTGGTCTTTTGTTTCTTGTTTCTGCAACTGTACGCTCCAGCTGATTGCGGACCTTTGGATTGAGCTTGGTTATTTTCTCCCCATAATCATTCGTCTCTTCCTCCATGAAGGCCGAGTCAATTAGATTGCGTTGTTCCTCAAGTTCTTTAGCTCGGCGTGAAAAATCTTCACCGACAAACTTTATGCGAGTTTTCTCAGACTCTTGATCTAGTTTTGTCTGAGCAAACGATCCAGCCTCGGCGATCCAAGTCTTATCCCGCTCATCTATCTCACCATCAGCGCCTACCCTCGATCTTACAGCGGCGACATTACCAGCCTCAATAGCTGCTCGGACTTTGGCCTCTTCTTTATCCTGTAAAGCTTTCGCCTTGGCAATACGAGCCTGCTCTGAACCCAGCTTACCAGCAGCCGCATTCCACACATTATTTGCAGCAGGACTATTAAACGCATTTGGGTTTTCTAACTTGTAGTCTGCTAATGCGGCGGCTCTATCTTCAGGGCTGCCCTCACTATTTGTGATGCCTAACAAAGTATTGGAAATTTCACCTAAGCGGGCTTCTGCCTCACGTTCCCTCTGTGCATCATCCCTACGTTGCTGCAAGGCTTCCAGATTCATCTGATATTGGAGGTCGGCATTCCGACCGCGGTCGATGGCATTATAAATATCGATGGTCTCCTTGATCTCCTTATTGGATGGGCCAAATGCCTTGTTCAAGTAAGAAGCCTCTGATCCTTTAAGACCAGAGGAGAAGAACCGATTCCTCATCGGCGTGATATCATTTTCTATTGAGAAGCTATTTGGCATATGCTGTTATCTTGTAGAGGTGCGATCCATACGTGTGTCCAAGAGTTTCCCTTCTTCGTATTCCCGAATGCGTTCTTGTGGGGTTCCTAGGTATTGAGAGCTATTGGGATCCAGTCGTGCATCCATGCCAGAACCAGTTTCTGACTTTATGAAGTTACTGGGCATCATTAATGCTGGGTGCCCCAGATCATAACTACTACCTCCAACAACGGCAGGGCCTCTACCTACACGGGGTTCACCCATATCAATACGGGGTCTGTTTCTGTTTCTGTTTCTGTTTCTGTTACGGAGAAACTCCTCATAAGCATCTTGTGCTGCACTACCCATACCACCTTTGGCCATGGCATACTGCTCAGCATCGACAAATGCTTGGGACTTAACCGTCGGGTGACCAGCAAGCTTCATCATCTCTGCTTGTGCAAACATTTGGTTGGCCTCCTTCTTGGCTCCAGCCCTACGTAACTTCCTCGCGGCTACACGTGCCATGTGGTAATCAGATGTAATCCTGCGTGGCTTATCACTGAGGCTACCCGTACGGAGAGAGGATTTCCACTCACCATCCTGAAGTTTTTGATATTTGCTTTTCCTACTCATTTACGATTTAAATTAAGTGTTCCTTCTACGGAGACCTCCTCTAGCACCAAACTGATTATCATCACGTCTTCCCAGCCTGTTCATAAAGTTATCCATTTCTTTACGCCCTATGCCGAGTGCTTTAGCCCTGCTTTGGTCTCCCTTATTGAATGTGTAGCTACCGCCTGATCTATTAAGTTGATTCTCGAGGTATGATCCAAATTCTTGGCGGCCTTTTAATCGTTCCTTGGGGTCTGTAATAACGGTGGGGGCATTACTCGCGGTGGCTCGCGCTGAGGATGATGCTTGGGGGCTCGCGGGTGGTGCCATGAACTCACGCGGAGTTAGGTCAAGACTTGTATCACCAAAACTCGTGCCAGTTATTTCACCCATTGGTTTAAGCACCGTATTCTCAGGGGCTGCTGCATCTGCTACCGCTGGCGCTGCGTCCTGTGGCTTAAGCTTAGCTAATTCTCCTAACGCTGCCTTACGATCTACATTGCGCTGTTTGAGGCGAGCTTCATATTGGTCTCCTGTCTCACCTTCCATAGCGCGTCCCATTGACCCACCGAACTTCTCATTAAAATCTTTCTGGGCAACTGAGTATGCATCAGCTCCATCTGTTATGGCTGGCGCGGCTGGCGCGGCTGGGCTGTCCTCACTTTCTCTACCAAGTCCAGTCTCTGCTCTGGCTCGCGCAATGTCAGCCATAACATTAGTTAGCTCTTCACTCATGGGCTGGTTGAGGGCAGCCTGATTCTCCTTTGACTGCATCCCTAGTTTCAATTTTAGCTCTTTATTAGTCGGTGCTTCGAACGAAGTCTCCGCAAATCGCTTAGCGGTTTCTTCGGCGGCAGTCTTTTGTCTAGACTTCTTTACAAACTCTGCCTTGTTACCAGCGGCGGCCCCGCCAACTTGGGGTCCTTTATAATCCTTTAATATTTCTTTGTCCTCGGCGTTACGCTTTGCAATAGCCACTTTTCGGGCAGCATCAGCCGCTTGACTGGAGGCAATCTTCTTATCATATTCTTCCTGCTCTTTTTTTGTTCTGGGTATAGCGGCCATATGGAACTTATAGGTTCAAGTTAAGTGTCAGTATATACATTGTGGTTCCAAACTCAAGGTTAAATTCATGGTAAATAGGCAGCATCATTCTGTAGTGCGGCTTTCAGCTGCTGCATGGATTTTGGTGGCCTGCGGTAGGATTGATTAGGGTCTACGATCTTTGGCTCCATGGCTATCAAACCATGCCTTTGCCGCGCACAGTCAAGAGCAAGAAACGCAGCATCCGCCAAGTCAGGGCTTTTCCCAATCCGCTGTTTGAACTCAGGCTTGGATTCGATCCTCACTTTTAAGGAGCCAGTCTTAACCAGCTCGTAGTTACGACCGACGATCTCCTGCGCCAGATCACTGTCCAGCCCAAAGAACTGGCGAGTTCTCATGAGCTCCTTGCCTACAAACCAGAGCTCAGAAACCCTGTTGGTATATAGCTCTATGCCAGTGAGTTGGCTATTTACTGAGACTCTCTTATCTGAAGGCTTGCCACCAAAGGTAACACGCAAGAACCGAGGAGACCACTCACCAGCCAGCACGTCACAGAATGAGGAGCCTGCACCAGTAGCATCCACCGCCAGATCATCTGGGGCTACGCCTTCCTTCTCACAGATCTTCTTGATCTGCTGGACTATCTGGTATGATCGTGGCACCGCCTTGTTGGTAGCATCATCATTAAGCTGGAAGCTCTTACCCAGCTCAAACACATACTGTCCTTTGTCATCTGTGCCGACGTAGCCTGTGTATAGAATCGTTCTATCACCACCATTGGTAAAGGCAGGGTCAAGCCCAGCTACCTTTACAGGTTGTGACCCCCAATTTACTTTGTGCATACATCCACTCTTGGTGATCTCATTCTCAGAGTAGATCCCAGCGTCTTCATCACTATCAAAGAACACGGCTCTCACCATTCGCATGTATCCACGGGACGCTGTGCCGAGCAGCTCACGCTTCTCAGCTATCTGATCAGCCCGCGGAAGGTATGGGTAGATGGTCTCACCAGCTAGGATGTTGGGGCTACGCTCACCGTCCAGCCTGATATACTTACCACCCCACTTGGTGCGCCAGCCATCATCGACGTTGGTATCTACTGAGTCCCATCCATCCTCTGGCTCAGACCACACACCAAAGGCATCAAACTTAGAACTAGGGTTGGACATGCCAATCATCCTGAACTCTGGGTTAGCTGAGAGGTTGGTCAGACCAGCGTGGACTACAGCCTCCGAGATCTCAGACAGCTCATCCCCGATGACAATCACTCGCTTGTTCTTAATACCAATGAACTTACCAACAGCCTCTCGAGTCCTGCTCTTCTCAGCTGCAATGAGCGACAGACCAGACTTCTCCAGCAGGGTGCCGTGCTCATTGACATAAGCGACGTTACCAATTGAATCCCGAATCCTGAAAGGCATATCATCTATCACTGCCAGTAACGTGATGATTGAACCCCAAATCCTTTTTCGTGCTTCACGCAACGTGGTTGAAGTAATCAGGACTAAGGTATCCTTTGGCTGGGACAAGCAGTTAACGATGGCATAAGCAGCCATGGTGTGAGACTTGGATGAGGATGCAGCACCGCCCACAGCGAGGAACTTATTCTCAAGGCAGCTGCGGATAATCATCTTAGCCCATGGGTTTTGCTGCATTAAGGGTTCAGGAATGTCGGGGCGGTTCCATAGGATGTCACAAATACGCCAGAAGTAATACTCCTTGGCTTTTGTAAGCTCATGGTTTGCGAAGCCAAAGAGCAGGGCGGTCAGCAAACTGGTTGGTGGGATAATTAGACCACCTACATCCATGTCCGTTGAGGATGGTTTAATGTGCGGCTCGTATTTGCTGTCTAATTTAATGTCCATTAAAGATTGAATACATTGTAAATACCAAGTATACTCCAACCCATGGCGAAGGACAACCCTGAAGACAATAAAAATAAAGGACCAGAACCGCTGCCTTTACACCATAAAAAAGTCAGTAACCCATTCGGACAGAATGGTAAGAAGCGCCGTCTGTTTACAAAAGCCATGGAGCTCTATGAGCAGCAGTATACTTTTGCTGCAATTGCTAAGGAGTGCGGAGTCCACGTATCGACTTTGCGTAGATGGTTCAGGGATGCAGGTGCACCACCTAAGAAGAGTAAGTGGGAAGAGAACCCAACTCCGTGGATTGATAAAGAAGCGCCTAAGCCAGAGTCCATCTTTGATGGCACGGAGGAGCATAAGACTAAGCACGCTGTAGACAAAGCTGCCGAGCACGCGCACCTAAAAGAGAAAGGCAGGATCGATGAGATAGCTTCTGCCCAAGCCAGTCCAGCAGAGCAATACCAGAGCTACATGGCGAGTCAAGCGGTCCGACTGATGCGAGATGGTATGGCTCAGATGAGACCACCAACCAACGTCCGCGAAGTGGAAGTGCTAGATAAGATAGCTCGCCGCCACTTTGGCTTAGACGAAAAGCAAAGCGGTGGCGCGACCAGCCTAAGCATAGACATAAACATTCTAAATGACGCAGCTGCGGCTTCAAGGAAGAGGCCCACCAAAGTTGTCGATGTAGACCCAAATCCAAAAGACAACAAAGACCAATGAAATTCTTCGCCTCACGCACGCATGAGCCCAACCCCTTCGTCATCAAAGGGAGCATCCGCTCTAACCTAGATTACTTTTACTCTGCTAAGCAGATCACGGGAGACTTTGTCAGGGTAATCCCCTCGACATGGAAAGAGATCTCATTCCTACAGAGTCTTGAGAAAGGCTATAACTTATTTGCTCCATGGCACGGCGACGGTGTTCTAGTCAAAGCAGACTTCCTCCCAGCTGTCAGTGATAGTAGGCGTCGATAATGGGGCTTGCTCTGGAGCAGCGGTTGCGATTAGCAGCTGGGATGGTGCGGTGCTAGGATACACGAGGTTGCCCAGCCACAAGGTGGGGAAAAAGACTGAGCTCGACATGATCGGTTTTCGTGATTGGGTGCTGGAATTCAAGCTACCACCCGTCAATATTATCATCGAGGAGCCTCTGCATCACGCGCCATCATCTCAGTCCATGCGATCCATGGCATTGTGCTATGGGCAAATCACTGGGTTGTGCACAGGCATGGCGTGGCCTTGGGAAGGGCTGTCTGTGAGGCAGTGGCAGAAAGATATGCTGGGCAAGTTTCCACGCGGGCAATCGAAGAAGTATGCGCTGGCAAAGGCCAAAGAGCTGTATCCCGATGAGCAATGGTTAGCAACCCCACGCTCCAAAAAACCACATGATGGGATTGTGGATGCTTACCTTATGGCAGCAAGAGAATATCAGATCCACTTTGCAGATTAAAAAATAATTGAGATTTTATTTGACGGTTTTTATATGGGCTGGTATGTGTTGATCACAATAAATCAGAAACCATGAAGCCAGTAAATGAAATCACTATTCCCGAAGCAAGAAGACGCGCATAAGTTTTTCACTATTACCCAGCGGGAGGGACGCAACACACTAGACACCAGCGATGCTGGAACTGGGAAAACTGTAGTTGCCGCTGCGTTAGCAAAATCATTAGGACACCCTGTTGCTGTCCTGTGCCCGAAGCAAGTCATACCATCGTGGGAGCGAGAGCTCAAGGAGATGGGTGTGGAGCCACTATTCGTAATTAACTACGAAAAGATCCGAGGTGGTCGAACCAAGTGGATGACCAAGAAGGGTAAGAATATCATGAAGTGGATTCTACCCATGGGCACACTAGTTCTGGTTGACGAGATCCATAAGTGCAAAGGTCCTTACACCCAGAACGCGCAAATGATCCTATCACTTGTTAACCAAGGATACCAGATCCATGGGATGTCAGCTACCGCAGCTGAGGACCCAACCGAGATGAGGGCTATTGGTTATATGCTAAATCTCCACAATCTTAATAAAGCCCAAGCACCACTTAGGTCGTGGTTCGGCTGGATGAAGCACTTTGGTTGCGAACAAGATTTCTGGAATCAGTGGAGATTAGTCAAAAAGAGCAAACTTAAAGAGCTCAGGACGGCCATGTATGGCATAAGCACTGACCGACTGTCCGTGCAGGATCTACCAGACGCCTTTAAAAAGAACCGTATCTTCGTTGAGCCAATCCAATTTAAGAATCTTGCCAAGATTAAGAAGGCTTACAAAGACTTAGGTCTCACACCTGAAATACTGGAGCAGTATATCGAGCACGGCACCGTCGAGAACAGTGAGCACGTGATCGTTAACATCATACGTGCACGCCAGTTAGCGGAGTCATTGAAAGTCCCAGACCTAGTGGAGATGGCAGAAGACCTGATGCTTGAGGGTTTGTCCGTTGTTATCTTCGTCAGCTTTAAGGAGACCGTGGAGGCTCTATGTGAGAAGCTTTGCTGTGACCGTATCGAGGGTGGGCAGAAGTCCGACCGCCAGCAGGTCATCGATGACTTCCGAGATGACAAGACCACATGCGTGGTTGTCAACACGGCAGCGGGTGGCACAGGCATCTCCCTGCATGATGTCAAGGGTGACCGACCACGTGTCAGCTTAATATCCCCACAGTTCTCCGCCAAGGATCATGTCCAAGTTCTAGGACGTATCCATCGCAATGGCATGAAGTCAGATGCACTTCAGAAGATTCTCGTCGCAAGTGGCAGCGTAGAGGAGGCAGTAATGTCTTCGATGCAACGTCGCCTCGACAACCTAGCAATAATGCAAAACCAAAACCAAAACCAATAAAACAAAACAACACCATGAGTGAAGAAAATAAAGACAACGAACTCGACGAAATCCTAAAAAACCAGTTTGTGCAAGAGCTGCTTAAATTCGTAAGTGACATCCGAACTGCCTTAGGTGATGAAAAGGGTGATCTCGAAAACTCCGAAATCGTACAACGCGCAAAGGACGCATACAAAGGATAATGTCAACGCAGCAGCCACACGCTGACCGAGGTCACGCAGAGTTCAGCCCATCTTCCCTGAAGTATGTGGCTGGGTGTGCTGCTTACCACGGCAAGGATGGTTCATCTCCAGCCGCTGAAATGGGTACTCGTATCCACGAGGCACTGGAAGTGCGCGATCCAGCAGCATTACACAACGAAGAGGAACTGGATCTATATAACCGCTGTGCGGATATGGAAGACGAGTTTCTCGCTGATGCGTTCCCACCAGATGACGAGCGCACTGAGTTCTACGAAGTGCAAGTTGACGTAGATCTGGGTGAAACCCAAACCTATGGCACCTGTGACCGACTGAGTATATCATCAGATGGTAAGTTTGGAGTCCTTGCGGATTACAAGACAGGTATCAGCACCATAGATAAACCCCATGAGAACATGCAAGCGATTGCATATACCATTGGGGTGTTTCAAAAGTTCCCTGATCTGGAGACCATTATGTTTGCGTTCTATGTTCCTCAACGAGGTTCATTACCATTACTCGGTTCTTTTGTAAGAACTGAACTACCTGACCTTATTGAGGTTCTCGGTAATGTCATTAAGGAAGGTGAACGTGTCCGTCCCATGTGGGGTGGTGGTCAATGCCCCCCAGCTGGGGAGTGTAACCCTACCCAGAATTGTAGGTTCTGTCGCCATGAAGATCGTTGCCCCGCTTTAGGTGGTCTCGTTCTGGATGTGGCTTCTAACTTACAACGCAAGGACTTCACAAACATAGACATTGAAGCTGTTGATGATCCAGCATCCATTGAGGAACTCTGGAACATCTCGAAGATCGTAGAAGCGTGGGCCAAACGCCTACGCGCCCGAGCTATGGAAATGGCGCACGAAGGTGCTGAGTTCCCATCCCTTCGACTCTCATCTATGGGAGCTCCTACCAAAGTCGTAGACAACCACAAGTTCATTAAGATCGCCTCCGACATGGGTGTTGATACTGATGAGCTTTTAGACAGCGCCACATTTGCAGTAACTAAGACAGCTAAGCTTGTCGGTGAGACCGCAGACAAAGGCGAAAAAGGACAGAAGTCCGCAGAATTTCTGGACACTTGCAAAGACGCAGGTGCCCTCGAAAAACAAAAGGAGCGATTCACGCTCCGCTAAACCAAAAAACAATAAACCATATAATAATATGCCAAAAGCAAAAGAAGAAGAAATTGAAGCAGCAACAACCACAGCTGTCACTACCGTCGGACAAGAACTTACTATCGATGCCGACGATATCGATATCCCACGACTTAACGTCGTGCAGAAAATGTCCACTGGGGACTTTGATCACGGAAGTCTTATCCTAGATAAGACCCACGAGATCTTACCTCGGGAGACTAAAGGACATTGCATCATCCTCGGTGCAATTAAGAAATGGAAAGAGGACATCGACTTCGACTCGGATGAGATGCCTCGGATCGTAGGAACAAAGCAAGAGATGGAACAGCTTAAGATAGATTCAGAATATCAAATTCTAGAATTTGCCGAGCTAATTCTTATGTTTGCCCAACCAGAAGGTAATACGGATGATGATGCGTTCCCCTTCCCAATTGGTGACAACAACTACTGTATCGGAAAGATCTACGTCCAGAAGGATGCATATCGTAAGACCTATAAAAGCCTTATGACGTTTGCTGCTTTCAACCGTGGGCTACCTCTGAACAGCCGTCTATGGAACTTTGAGTCTCAGATCATGAGCAAGGGTAAATACTCATGGTATGTCCCGACCCTCAGTGTGACTAAAGAGCACGTCCCAGAAGCAGTTGCAGACTTCGCAAACTCATTCCAAGCATAGTTGTATGAGTTCCCATTTAGACGTGATCTCTGAGGAGATTGCAACCGCCAATAAAATGCTCTCAGATCTCGATGACAACATCAAAACTCTGCAAGAACATTACGCTCGCACGGTCGTTATCATTGACGCCTTCGAGAAAGCCAAAGGGCTCTTTGATATCCAAGAAGAGCTTTCACTAGAGGAGTAATCCCTAGTTTAATATACATGACCCACCCACACCCCTATGACGTCATGGGGGTGTGGGTAAATTTATGCCAAATTACAATCACGGCACACACCAAAAATATGAATAATAAAATTACTTACGCGTTAGATTTTGAGACATTTTACAGCAACGACTGTAGTATCAGAACACTCGGCCCCTTGGGCTACTTCTCACACCACGAATTTGATGCCTATATGGTCTCGGTTGTCGGCGATGATGGATACGAATTTGTTGGTCACCCCAAAGACTTCGATTGGGATATGCTAATTGACAATGTTGTCCTCGCCCACAATGCATCTTTTGATGAAACACTTTACAAGTATGGGACCACACAAGGCTGGTGGCCCGATGTCAAATACTCCGCATGGCACTGCACAGCAGATCTTGCGGCTTATGTTGGTATACCAAGGAACCTCGCTGGTGCTTCAGAATATGCACTCGGAGTTAAGCCAGACAAGTCCACCCGAGACAACATGAAAGGAAAGCTCTGGGAAAACATGACACCAGAGTTTCAGGCGGAGGTCTCCGAATATGCATTAGTAGACTCACGTCTCTGCCTACAGCTGTGGCAGAAAATAGGTGACGAGTGGCCAGAGCACGAAAGAGAAATCAGCCGTGTCAATAGGGAGGCTCTACAACGTGGCATACCCATTGATCAAGAAGAGCTCAAGATGGCACAAGAACGTGTTAAGCAATACTTGTTTGATGCGGAGGCTAACATACCATGGCTTGGTGAGAAGCCGACCCTATCGAGAAAAGCCTTCAATGAAGAATGTCGGAAGATGGGCATAGAGCCACCAGCCTCTCTAGCAAAAACAGACATTAAGGCACAGGAATGGATTAAGGAGCATGGGCAGAAGTATAAGTGGATTCAGGCGGTATCTGAGTGGCGTAGGATCAACTCCTTACTTAAGAAGTTGGAAGCTATTGATTGTGCCACGATGCCAGACGGTCGCTATTACGGAAACATAATGTATTTTGGGGCACACACTGGTCGCTTCTCAGGGGGTGGCGGTAACTTTAACCTACAGAACCTGCCCCGAAAAGAAATGTTCGGGGCCGATCTACGCAAACTAATCTGTGCCCCTGAAGGCAAGAAGCTAGTCGTAGTTGACTTGTCTCAGATTGAGGTGCGGACGCTACTGTGGTTAGCAGAGGATTGGGACATGCTTAAAACTGTTGAACAGTCTGATGACATCTACGAGGCATTTGCCATAGAATTTGACATGTGGGATCCAGCTAAAGGATCTCTCAGGGTTGAGGACCCAGACACAAGAAACTTAGTAAAAGCAATTGTATTGGGCGCTGGGTTTATGGCAGGTCCGAAAGCCTTCGCAGCAGCATATGGTTACAGTGAGGAAGATTCACAATCCGCAATTGACCTCTACCGAGCCAAGATGAAAAAAGTTGTTAAGTTATGGGACACCCTCAAGGAAAACCTAAATGGGTATCACCAGCTGGATGACAGAAACTGTGAACGAAAAGACCATGCGGAAGACTTGCCCCTCAGGCAAATTAAGTATGGTAAGCCCAAGCTAGTCAAAGGTAGGTTTGGGTATCCAGAGAACATCACTCAGATTATTAAGCACTCGCGCCGAGTTGATGTCAGGATCTGGCAGGGTTTGATAACTGAGAACTTAGCACAGGGTTTAGCCCGCGACATATTTGCTGGCATGATGGTGGCACTTGATAAGGCTGGATATAAACTCCTGTTCCACGTTCACGATGAAGTTATTTTAGAGGTTGATGACGAAAATGCTTCCGAGGCTTTGAGCGATGTGGTAAGAATAATGTCGGAGCCGCCACCGTGGATACCAAACATCCCACTGTCCGCTGAGGGTTCTGTCCTGAAACACTACGAGAAATAAGACCATGAAATATTTTTACATTGAGAATCTAAGAAGTTCCGACATCACCATTGTCAAAGATTTGTCCAAGACAAAATCAAAAGTCCCCCACCACAAAACCAAATCGGATCACCGTAAGTGGTCAGCTGAGCCGTCCACCAAGCATGTCTTTTACAATACCGTAGAAGCGGATTCTCCACGGGAGCGTGTCGGAGTTGATAACCCACCCCGCTTGATCTATGGTGTCGTAGGTGACTATGATGCAGCGGTAGACTGGAGCGCAATTGAAGATGTCCTAGAAAAGGCGGCATACACACCGACATGGATTTCACAAACACACAGTGGGTACATGCGTCTAGTATGGGAGTTTGAATCACCTGTCCCTACGTCTGATGAAATGTTCCCAGCGTTCATGAAACAGATAGCGCGAATCCTGACACTGCAAAAGCTACATGCAGGTTTTGATAGCACGTCCATGAAGTCGTCCCAGTATTTTGACTTGGGGACAAACTGGAAGCAGATTGGGGTTTCCCTACCTAAGTCTGTGACACAAACCGCAGCTATCAAAGCAGCGTCCGCACAAGCCCCCCGATCTGGTGATGTGGTTATCTCAATCGACGTCGTTGCGGCTGAGGTAGAAAGCAGATTCCCAGCTAGGTGGACCAACCCATTTGAAGTTGGGCAACGTGGACCCCTGTTCTGGATCAATGATGGCATTGAGAGGGATGGTTGTCAGGTTGTTGAAGATGGTATTGTCTGTTATTCCGACCGTGCAGGTAAAGGGTTTGTTACATGGGCTGAGATCTTTGGACGTAAATTCGTGCAAGATTATGAGCAAGAAAAAGTAGGTAGCTTGCTTGACGACTATTGGTATAACGGTAAGAGCTACTACAAGATGAGCTATGGACAAGCAGTCAGCATCAATGAGGCGCAGGTAATGCGTGAGCTCAAGAAGGCTGGTTTCTCTCAGAAGCCCAGCAAAGGCAAAAACACTTCGGAGATTGACGAGGCTATTCTAGCCATCTGCAACGTGAACCGAGTAAATGATATAGCCCCTGTCATCTTCTCCACAGATCGAATCGTGGAGTTTAACTCAAATCGTATTCTCAATACGGCTTGCCTGTGCCCCACGCAAGCGGACAGTGATGGTGACATTAGTAAGTGGCCTTTTATACACGAGTGGCTACACCAGTTGTTTGCCAATAGTGCTGATCAGCGGCCTACGGTAGAATACTTTTTTGCTTGGCTACAGCGGTTCTATATTGCCGTGATGAACCACCAGCTAACTCAAGGGCAAGCTCTATTGTTAGTGGGTCCTACCAACAAAGGGAAGTCTCTGTTGTCAAACAAAGTTATCGCTGCATTAGTCGGCGGCTTCTCTGATGCGAGTGAATACCTCAGTGGCATCAGTCAGTTCAACAAGGACCTAGCTCGAGTTGCAGCATGGGTGGTAGACGATACCACTTCGGCTGCTTCGTTCCAAGACCAGCTAAAAGCCACCGAGCTTATCAAGCGTGCTGTAGCCAACCCTCGTATGGAATACATGGCTAAGTATGCGGATGCTATGTCTGTGCCTTGGACTGGGCGAGTTATTATGTCCCTTAACGAAGACGCTAATAGCCTGTCGGTTATTCCAGCCCTCGATTCTTCTAACCGTGATAAGATTATGGCGCTGAGAATATCAGACAAGGCGACGAGTAGCTTCCCGCCAAACCACGTCTTGGAAGATATAATCGAGCAGGAACTGCCACACTTCGCTCGATGGTTACTAGACCACCAACCACATGAGGATATTATGGACGGTCCCGCTAGGTTTGGTGTAGTTAGCTTTATTGACGAGAAGATCGCTGAGGCTGCCTACGACAACTCAAGCCGCAGTAGTGTGGCTGAGCTAGTTGACTGGTTTGCCAAACAGGCAAGGAACTACACGGATGACATTGAGTGGCGTGGGACACTGACTGAGTTCCTTATCTCTACGATGGGTTTCAACGAGGGACGCGCAGTCGGTCGGAGTAACAACCCCGAGTTCGTTCGACGTGGGATGTGCACGATGGAGGAAACTACCAAGTCCAACACCAGCGTCAGACCTGTAAGGTCAGAGGGGCGCGGTGGTGGAAAGATATGGGTTATCAATCTCGAAGAGAGATTCGATATCGAGAAAGTGGGTCAGACAGTTCCTACATCAAGTTTGGCACAGACATAGACCCAGCACCTGCTGGTTGGAACTTCACTGTGGGCTTAGCAGACCCACGGTGAGCATCCATCTCCTCTTCAAGGAGGATACGGCATACACCCCAGTGGTAGTTTGCACGCTCAACATCAGCATTATCCTCAGCAATGAAACCAAGCAGCCCGTGTTTGATTGCATTGAGGTTTCCAAGATGGACAATATCCTGCACTGATTGAAGTGGGATGAACTTCCGTTTCATCAAAAGGCGCACATGTTTAGTCAAATTGGTTGGATTAGAGAGCCTGAGACGGCGATAGCGGGCAACTTGATTGCCCTCCCCCCGCGCTAGCGTCAGTATGACGCCTTTCCAGTCCTCCGAATCAGCAGCAAAGTCCACGGTTCCCACGTTGTCAGTGTCTACCGCTACAATCTTGACGTCGAAGGGGACGGTTTCAAATACAATAGATGTGATCCGAGTTGCATCTACGTTGGCACCGACCATGGCAGTAGACTCATCAAGCTGGAAGATCTCTTCGCCGAGTTCCCCGTTGGTGTTCAGGTAGCTAACAATAACGCGCCCGCAATCTGGTAGTGTAGCCCCTTCCTTAAGTGGGCGTGCGTAGAGCTTGTATTGCTTGGAACGATTGAGGTCAATAATTGAGGGGGCGTAGCCATCATCCACCACACCATACAATGGGTCTGGGCCGCTGCCTACTGTGCTCGATCCTGAACCCGTTAACTTGTAATCATGCCACAGGGATCTGACAGCCGTAGTATTGTCATCAATGGTCGCTGCCATCAGGGACTCGGCACCATCAGGGAGGGAGAAGTATTGGTGATCTGTGACCACGGTATCCTCATACACCAAATCACGCCAGTAGCCCATGCTATATATCCTCGGAAGCACCATATTAAGGCTGGTGAGGAAATCAAAATCGGGGCGAACGTAGTCATTTAGAGACTGGTTAATGGCTGATAAGGTGAGGGCGGGCATAATTTTAATGGTAGCAGATTAAGGAATCAGGGTCAAGGGTTGAGGATTATCAAGGTTGTTGTGACTCGTAGTTATAAAAGTTAAAGGAACCAGAGGGTGGTAAGCCAGTAGCAGTCCATGTGGTTTGTGTTCGTTCGCCTGCAAAAAAATCGGCATCCCTGCCCTGCCAGTAGGCTGCAACAAATGGAAACCCGTCTATGGACACGGTGGTTACGTTATCAGGTTGCGCTTGTCTTTCGCGCCTGTTGCCGTAGAACGGTCCGAACTCAGCCCACCAGTTCGGATAAGGAAATAATCCACCGTCACTTTCCCAATCTCCGTCTTCTGCGAAGTTGCCATATGCAACCCCATTAGCATCAACACCTTCAACACCACTATGCATCTGGAGGGCTCCGATGGGGAATCCGTAACCAATATGGTTTGCTTCGTCGTCAACGTCCCCATCATACATCTTAACAAACCTATGAGCTGGTTGACCGTAAAAATGAGAAGCTAGAGGTCCAAAATTTACTGAAGCAAATACATCACCTGGAAATGTAAATGAGTGTATTTCTCTTGAGGATTTAGCTGGGCCACAAGCTGCTCTCTGTCGAGGCTCAACCTCCTCCTCTGAATACCTC